TTCTCAGTTAACCCACAGACCCGTGAAAGCACTGGTTCGTTGTTTCAGTTCGTTGCCGCTGCTGACGTCACACTTAGTGGCGCTGGCGCAGGTAACATCACTGTTACGCCAATCTACTCGGCTGGTCACGCACTTGCTACCGTCAACGTATTGCCCGGCAACAGCAAGGCAATTGTATTTGTTGGCACTGCGTCCACTCAGTACGCTCAGAACCTCATCTACCACAAGGACGCTATCACCTTTGCAACCGCCGACCTTCTGCTCCCACAGGGCGTAGATATGGCTTCGCGTCAGGTGCATAACGGCATCAGCTTGCGCGTTGTTCGTCAGTACGACATCAACAACGACCGTATGCCTTGCCGTATTGACGTTCTGTATGGTTACAGCACGATCCGTCCGCAGATGGCCGTTCGGATGTGGGGTTAATCTAACACGGCCCTTGGTTCGCCGAGGGCCAACTTTTTTAAAGGATTTTTATTATGCCTAGTCTTCCTAATGGTACTGGCGGTTATCAAGTCGGTAACGGCAACTTTACCGAAGTTACCCTTGGTACTTCTGCAATTCCTGTTGCATACACCGCAGCGGCTACACTGACGTTAGCTAACTTGGCTGGCGGTCTTGTTGTATACACTTCGGCCAGCCCGGCCAACCTTGCGTTGCCAGCAGTTTCGGTAATCAATGCCGACATCAGCAGCGCAAAAGTAAACTCATCGTTTGAGTTTTCGTTGGTCACAACCAGCACTGGCGTCCCTACTCTTACAGTAGGTACTGGCTGGACGTTGGTCGGATCGGGCGCAGGCGTTGCATCAATCAGCACACTGTTCCGCGCAGTTAAGACTGGCGAATTTACATACAACTTGTATCGTATTGCTGGTTAATGATTTTTACCCCAGCCTTTGGGCTGGGGTAAACTTTGAGAGGTAAGGTATATGGCTAGCGCAGGCGACATTATTAACGGCTCTTTACGGCTTATAGGTCAGCTTGCGGAAGGTGAAACACCTTCAGCCGAAACGTCGCAAGACGCGCTCTCCGCCATGAACCAGATGATTGAAAGTTGGAACACCGAAAGGCTTTCGGTATTCTGTACTCAAGATCAAGTGTTCTTGTGGCCTGTCGGCGAAATAACCCGTACGCTTGGCCCAAGCGGGGACTTTGTTGGAAACCGCCCAGTATTGCTGGACGACGCCACCTATTACCGCGATCCCGGCACGAACGTCAGCTACGGCGTTAAATTTATCAACCAGCGGCAGTATGACGACATCGCGGTCAAGACTGTGACGTCTACATACCCGCAGGTTATGTTTACAAACATGACTTACCCAGACGTTGAAATGACTGTCTACCCGCGCCCTACGCGCGAACTAGAATGGCATTTTGTTTCGGTTCAAGAACTGACGCAGCCTGCACTTCTAGACACCACACTATCATTTCCACCCGGCTATCTGCGCGCGTTCCGCTATAACTTAGCGTGCGAACTAGCGCCAGAGTTTGGCGTTGAGCCAGCACCGCAGGTCCAACGTATTGCTATGACGTCCAAGCGCAACCTGAAGCGCATAAACAACCCTGACGACATCATGTCGATGCCGTACAGCCTTGTAGCCACACATCAGCGGTTTAACATCTACGCCGGAAATTACTAATGAAGACGCCGATCTTGGGTAGTGCGTATGTGGCCCGCTCTGTAAATGCGGCTGACGCGCGCATGATAAACATGTTTCCTGAAGTAGTGCCAGAAGGCGGGCTGGAACCGGCGTTTATCCAGCGTTGCCCCGGCCTACTGCGGCAAAAAACTATTGGTACAGGGCCAATTCGCGGACTATGGGCGCACCAAACGCGCGGCGGTTCGTTCTACGTTGTTTCCGGCTTTGAAGTTTACCGAATGACAAACTTGATGGCTACGCCCATCAAGCTAGGTGACGTCACGGGGACTGGCCCTGTAACTATCGCGGATAACGGCACGCAGATTTTCTTTGCCTGCAATCCCGATGCGTTTATTTACGATGAGTCAAACAACACGTTCGCGCAGATCACTGACCCTGACTTCCCCGGCGCAGTCACAGTTGGCTATTTGGATGGCTACTTTGTGTTCAACGAGCCAAACAGCCAAAAGATATGGGTGACGCAGCTTTACGACGGGTTTCAGATTGACCCATTAGAGTTTGCCAGCGCCGAAGGTAGCCCCGATGGGGTTGTAGGCTTGTTAGTAGACCACCGCGAATGTTGGGTGTTTGGCACTGACTCTACAGAAGTATGGTATAACTCTGGCGGGTTAGATTTTCCGCTTTCGCCTATCCAAGGCGCGTTTAACGAAATAGGCTGCGCCGCGCCGCATTCTATTGCCAAGATGGACAACACTGTGTTTTGGCTGGGCGCGGATGCCCGCGGTCAGGGCGTCATCTACAGGGCGTCGGGCTACAACGCGCAGCGTATTTCTACGCACGCTGTTGAGTGGCGCATCCAAAGCTACCTGAACATGACCGACGCTGTTGGGTATACATACCAGCAGGACGGCCATGCGTTCTACGTCCTTTCGTTTCCGTCAGCAGATGAGACATGGGTGTTTGATGCTTCGACTAACGCATGGCATCAGCGGTCGTCTTACTCTGCTATCGCGCCGACTGAAGGCGGGTTTAACAGCGAGGCGTTCTATTCCGACGCTTTCTACACGGTATTACCACTTACAGCGTCTGGCGACAGCGGCGTTTTCTCGCGTCACCGCAGCAACTGCCAATGTAATTTTAACGGTAATATTATCGTGGGTGACTACGCTAACGGCAACATCTACACGTTTGAATTAGACGTTTTTGAAGATAACGGAATAGCGCAGCGATGGTTACGCTCTTGGCGTGCGCTGCCGACAGGCCAAAACAACCTAAACCGAACAGCCCAACATTCTTTGCAGCTTCAATGCGAAACGGGGGTTGGTCGCGTGACTGGCCTTGGTAGCGACCCGCAAGCTATGCTTCGCTGGTCTGACGACGGCGGGCATACGTGGTCAAACGAACATTGGGCGGCTATGGGCAAGATCGGTGCTACTGGGACCCGCGTCATCTGGCGTCGGCTTGGCATGACTCTAAAGTTGCGGGACCGCGTGTACGAAGTGTCTGGCAGTGCGCCTGTTCGCATCTACCTTACCGGGGCTGAACTGATGTTAAGCGGCACAAATGCCTGAAGTTAATCTTTCCCGTATTCCCGCGTCCCGCGTGCCAATTACCGAAGGGCCGGACGGCACTGTGACGAGAGAGTGGTATCGGTTTTTGTTTGGCTTGTTTAATATAACCGGCGGCGGCGAAGCTAATTCGGCTGCTATTTCGTCTATAGGGCAAGACTTAGCCCCTGCGTACACACCTCAAATTAACTCTAAGCGGCGCGGCGTATTCCGCGACTCGACTACGCAGAGTGCTGCGGTTATCAATACGGCGTACCCAATCACAATTAACACTACTGATATATCCCACGGCGTTTATATTGGCGCACCTACGTCGCGGATATATGTAGACCGCCTAGGCATATACAATTTTCAATTTTCATTGCAGCTTATTAAGGCTAGTGCTGGCGCCAAAGAAGTATTTATTTGGTACAGGATAAATGGCGTTGACGCCGCCGACTCGGCCACAATCGTTACTTTAGCAGGGAGCAACGCCGCTGCTGTTGCCGCGTGGAATTTTGTGCTATCATTAAACGCAGGTGATTATTTTGAGTTGGTTTGGTCTACTAACGATACGGCTTGCCAAATCCAAGCAACAGGGGCATCCCCGCCTGTCCCTGCGGTTCCATCCGTCATTTTGACGGTTACAGATAACATTAATTAAGGTAACGCTATGTCTGTTCTTGCCCCCCAACCTAAAGCGCAATTCTTTGATGCTAACGGTAATCCGTTGGTCGGCGGCAAGGTCTACACCTACGCAGCCGGTACAACAACTCCGCTGGAGACGTACACCGACGCATCCGCAGTGACGCCTAACACCAACCCGGTCATTCTGGACTCCCGCGGCGAATGTAATCTATGGTTTTCCGCCGCGTCAGCGTACAAAGTAATCTTGAAAAACTCCGTTGACGCAACGCAATGGTCTGTAGATAACATTCAAACTTACGGCACTTTGGCAAGCCAAAACTCCAACAACGTGATAATAACTGGCGGCACTATTACAGGCGTAACGCTTACCGTCAATGTTATCGGCAATGTGTCCGGCAACGCAGGGACTGTCACTAACGGCGTTTACTTAGACGCCGTTCAGACAGTCACCAACAAGACCCTTACAGGTATGGCGTCGGCGTCAACCGTCAACGACGCTGTTGGTGTGCCGTATACTATTGGCTACCGCAGTGTCCCGCAAAGCCTTAACACAACCGCCGCCGCCGCAGATGACGGAAAGCATCTGTACGTATCTGCTACCACTACGGTCCCGTCTGGTGTGTTCGTGGCTGGCAATCGGTTCTTTGTTATCAACAGCAGCGCCAGCCCCGTCACTTTGACGCAGGGCGCAGGCACAACGCTGCGGCTTGGCGGCACGGCTACTACAGGTAGTCGCACCCTTGCAGCTTACGGCGTGGCGTCAGTACAGTGCGTCGGCGCTGAAATATTCTATGTCACTGGCAACGTAACCTGATAGGATAGGCCCATGCCAATTATCACCAAAAATATCATACCCGCTAAAAATTTAGAAAACGCGCAAACAACGCAGTACGTAGCTGCAAACGTCACGACAATCGTTGACAAGTTTACTGCTACTAACTTCAGCAGCAATATGGTTAACGTAAGCGTTAACTTGACAACTGCTGGTGACACGCCGGGGAACAACAACCTGATCGTCAAAACGCGGACGTTGCAGCCGGGCGAGACATATACGTTCCCTGAGATTGTGGGCCATACATTATCGCCCGGCGGGTTTGTTTCAACGCTTGTCTCCGCCGCAGCCGCAGTTAATTTACGCGCTTCAGGCCGCGAAATTAGCTAATGCTTGAACGGTCCTTTGACACTGAATTTATTAACCGGGTTATTAACGACCCCGCGGTCCGGCCTTTTATTGGACTTCCCGATATTGGTTATGTTGATGCCGCGCCAGCGGTACTGCAAATTGAGAATTGGTTTTTGATGGACGAGCATGGTGGCTTTTGGTTGGCGTGGAGCGCGCCTAAAGTACGCGAAGTTCACACTTTTATACTACCTGACGGGCGAGGCGCATGGGGCGCTAACCGCCGGAAACAAATGCTTGAATACGCTAAAAAGAATGGTGCGCGGACCCTGTGGACTAAGATACCGCCGAGCATGAAGCACGTTGAACGATTTGCGCGCCAAGGGGGTATGAAACCTACAGGCGATGTGTTAAAAACATTCGGTGTAGACTACCGAATTTTCTGTATGGAGCTGTAACAATGCCTGCTATTCCAGCTATTATTGGGGGCGTCGCAGCTATCGGCGGCGGACTAATTGCATCTAGCGCATCTAAAAAGGCAGCTAACGTGCAGGCGAAAGCCGCTACGGACGCAGCAGCAGCCCAAGAGCGCGCGTCGGCGCTGGCGCTAGAGGCCCAGAGAACCGGATCGGCTGAAGCCATTGCGGCGGCAAAAGAAGCGGCAGGCATTGCACAGACCGCGCAGGACGCAGCGACTAAATCAGCGCAAGACTTTTCGCGGGCGTCCTACGAAGAAACGCAGGGCACATACGGTCAAGCATTTGGCGGGGCGCAGGCCGCAGCCGAACGCGGATTTGGCGGGGCGCAAAACGCAACCGACCAAGCGTTTGGCGCTGCTCAAGGAGCATACGGTCAAGGGTTTGGTGGGGCGCAAAACGCAACCGACCAAGCGTTTGGCGCTGCTCAAAACGCATATAGCCAAGGGTTTGGTGGGGCGCAAAACGCAGCCGACCAAGCATACAATACTGCTCAGAACGCATACGGCCAAGGTTTTACTGGCGCGCAGGGCGCGTATGACCAGTCCTACCAACGGCAGATTGGGTTCCAACAGCCGTACGCACAGGCTGGGCTCACCGCGCAAGGCCAGATTATGCAGCTTATGGGTCTTGGCGGCGACCAGAACGCGGCTAATTACGGCGAGTACGCCAAGCCTTTCGGCACTGACCAGTTCCAGCAAGACCCCGGCTACGCTTTCCGTCAATCGGAAGGCATGAAGGCGCTTGAACGCAGCGCAGCCGCGCGTGGCGGGCTTATGTCTGGTAGCGCCCTGAAAGGCATCCAGCGGTTCGGTCAAGACTTAGCCAGCCAAGAATACTCTAACGCATTTAACCGCTACCAGACTGAGCGCGGCAGTCGTCTGGGTACGCTGGGTTCTTTGATGGGTTCTGGTCAGTCAGCATCTAATAACATGACAAGCGCTGCTGGGCAGTACGGTGGACAAAGCGCCGCTAACAATTTAGGGTTCGGACAAGCATCGGCTAACAACGCTTTAGGATATGGCCAAACAACAGCCGCAAACAGTCTAGGTTTTGGACAAGCATCGGCTAACAACGCTTTAGGATACGGCCAAACAACAGCCGCAAACAATTTAGGGTTCGGACAAGCATCGGCTAACAACGCTTTAGGATACGGCCAAACAACAGCCGGAAATGCGCTTGGGCTTGGGCAAGCATCAGCTAACAACGCGCTAGGCTACGGACAAGCGATGGCGGGTAACACTGCGGATTATTACGGCAATCAATCTAACCTTGCGATGGGTCAGGGCCAGAACACAGCCCAGAACGCGTACAACGTCGCGCAGGCAACGCAACAGGGCGCCATGAACTTGGCAAACGCTGGTTCGACTGCCGCATACAATACCGGCAACGCACAGGCGCAGGGCTTTACCAACGCAGCGCAAGCCCGCGCGTCTGGGTACATAGGTCAAGCTAACGCCTTTAATACGGCGCTGGGACAGGTAGCGGGGATGGCCTCAAACTATCCTATGCAGAACGCGATGATAAACTATTACAACCGCGCGCCTGCCGGAACAATAAAAGGTACCTAAACCATGGCAAACCAGATGATAGCCCTTCAGGCACGTAACCCGCAGCTTCCCGATCCCGCGCGTCAAAACGTGCAGATGGCGCAGATGATAAACATGATGTCGCAGCAGCGCGCGTCTGAACGTCAGGCTGAACAAGCACAGCAGGCAATGACATATGCTACAGCTAAAGAAGAGCGCGATAGAGAAACGCAGACGGCGAGTATGCGTGAAAAAGATTTGGATTACCAAACTAAAGACCTAAAACGCCTCCGCAATATCGGTGTCGCCGTTTTAGAAAGCGGCAATGAAGATGCGTACCAAAGCTGGTTGGGGATGGTAGAGCAATCAGACGCGCAGTTTGGGGCTACCGTTCGCCGTGTTGCGCCCGCATTTAACCGCGATATACTGCAAGCCATGATTATGGAGGCAGATAAATATACCGACAAAACAGTTGCTACGCCAACGGCTAGCTTGGAAATTGATCTAAAGGGTAACCCAAGGTCGGTTATTGTTGGAGGCCTTAAACCCAAACAAGAGCCCGTATACGACGCACCGGAAAACGCTGCCGCGCCGCGCGCAACGCCTACCGCGCCGCAGACCGCCGAACCAGCTAACCCTTTTGCGTCCGGCTACAAGCCGAACACCGCCGCCGCCAATCCAAATTCGCTTGGTCTAGTCATCGACTCTGCGTTGGAAACCGGCGTTATGGCTCAGGCCGACTTTGATAAGTTGGTTCAAATTGCTCAACCCGGAAGCGGACCAAAACTTCAAGCTTGGGCGCAGCAGAACAATATCCGTATAGACTCCAGTGCGCCGGGCGTTACCGATAATCAGATGCGCGGCGCGGCTGCCGATTTTACGGGCGAAATGCAGACAACGCCTATGTCGTATGACGGTCAGACACCACAGTCGCAGTTTGCTGTTTATCGCGGTGAACCTATGCAGTCTCAGACTGCTGGCCTAAGCGGCGCGCCTGAAATGCCGCAGACGATGGCGCAAGCGCGCACAAGCACGCCGCTTCAGATGCGTAACCCAAATGTATCTCCGTACCCTGCGTCAGCACAAGTTCCAATTCCACGTTTAGGGGCTGAAGAAACCGTAAAAGCCCAAGCGATCAAGGATGTGGATTTAAGAATGGCTCCGCAGATTGCCACGGCAAATAAGAAAGCCGAGCGTGCTGTCGAGTTAAAGTCCGAAGCACCAAAAGCCTTAAGCGGCGTCAAAAGTGTAGTTTTCGGTTTAGATGATTACATTGATACTATAGACCGGATATTACGTTCGCCCGACCGCAGCAGAATTGTTGGGCGGTTTGAAGGTCGTATACCTTACGATTTGCAAAATGAACGCCAATCTGAATTGCAGGCAGATTTTGATAAAATTAAAAACACCGACACGCTTACGTCGTTGGTAGAAATGAAGCAGGCCAGCCCCACAGGTGGGTCGCCAGTAGGAAACGCGTCTAACCAAGACGTTTTGCTTGTGGCCCGCGGCGCTAACGCTTTGGTTCAGACGGGCGGCGTGCCTAAGTTTGATGAAGAATTAAAAAATATACGCCGGCAGGCATACCGCGCGCGCCAAAGCGCCATAGAAGAATATACTAATAGGTATGGCGAATTAGCCGCTGCCGATCCTAGGTTTAAATTGACCACGCGGGCAACCGCCGACCGATATATAAGCACAAAAGACTTACCCAAAAACAAAACACCTGTAGTCCCTACGCTAACTCCTGAGCAAGTGCGCGCTAGCCCAAAAGGCACAGTCTATAGGACTGTGGATGGAAGAACGGGTGTGCGGCCATGAAACAGAACGACCCCTACGCAGATTTAGGCGTCAAAGCGGGCGTCGATCCTTACGCGGAATTAGGTGTCGGCGAAATAAAAACGCCCCGCGTTAAAAAAGAACGTCAGGGTATGGACAAAGCTACGCAAGTGGCGGGTGTCACTACGAACGCGCTGCTTCCTTACGCGACGGCTGCCGGTTTAGGCGCGGCGGCTGGCGCACCGTTTGCTGGTGTTGGCGCCATCCCCGGCGCAGCCGGCGGCGTTTTGGCGTTGGGCGTCGGCGATTTAGGTACGTCTATATATAACTTAGGTGGGTCGCTATTTGGTGCAGAACGTATTCCTTTGCCGTCAGAAACTATCAGCGAAGGATACCGAAGCGTTGGTGTTGGCCGCCAGCCAGAGACGCCAAGCGAACAAGTTTATAGCGACGTTCTGCAAGCAGCCACCGCCGGCGGTGGGCAAGCTAAAGCCTTTCAAAACCTATCTGACATTGCAGTAAGTCCGCAGTCGCAAAACTTTATGCGTATGATGGGCCAAAATGCTAGGGGCCAGATGGGCGCGTCTATAGGTGCTGCGGGGGCGCCGTCCGTTGCGTCAAACTATTTTGATGTAACAAATCCTTACGCACTAATGGGTCTTTCGTTAGCTGGCGGTGGGTTGGGCGGTAAAGCGGCTACACCTGCGGCAAAGCCTGTAACGGCTGCCGCACTAAAAGAAGAATCCGGTAAGCTATATCGTGCGATGGAAGCTGAAAACGTAAACATCGCACCGCAAGCAATGGCTGATTTAAACGCCGCTGCTCGCACAAAATTAAGTGGTTTGCGGTATGACCCCGATACGGACACTTTAGTTAACCAAGTACTAAAACTGTTTGATTTGAAATCTGGCAAACCAATGACGTTTGATATGTTGGAAGAGTTTAGAAAAACTGTTCGTGATCTCCCATACACTCAAAGCGGCGCTGGTCGCGGTACAACTAAAGAACGCGCGATAATCAAAGCACTTGACGACACCATAGATGATTATATGGACAAATTAACGCCCGCGCAGACAACTGGCGATGCGGTCGCAGCTAGCGCGTTTCTTAAGAAAGCACGCGGTGTTCGCGCGCGCGGCTATCAAACTGAAACTCTTGAAAACGCGTTTACAAAAGCTACTGCCACATCTGACGCATTAAACTCTAATAAACCTTTCCCGCAAGCCCTTCGGGATGAGTTTGGTAAGATAGCTAAAGACCAACGTAAGCTGTCAAAGTTTGATAAACCTACACAAGAGTTAATTAAAAAAGTCGCTAATGGAACTGCCACACAAAAAGTTTTATCTGCGTTAGGGAAGTTTTCGCCTAGTGCAACTTTGTTTGGTACGAAAAATTTTGGTTACGGCGCAGGCGGGTATCTTGCGCCGGGGCCGACGGCTTTGATTGCGGCTACTACATCTACTGCAAAAGGTATTGCAAACCAGATGACAAAGGGTCAAGCAACGCGCGCGCTTATAAATGCTGCTCAGCCCGGCGGCGGTATAAAGCCCGGCGGCTCCGGCTTTTTCGCTTTATCGCCTACCGCGCAGCAGACGATCTTGGCGCAAGAGCGCAACAAAAACGCGATGGCCAGAAAGCAAAGGTAACGTTACATGAACTCTATTGACCAGACCCAAGCACAACTAAACACGCACGAACAAGTCTGCGCGCTGCGCTACGATGGCATCTGTTCGCGTCTTAAACGGATCGAAAATATGGGCGTCACTATTGCTGGGGCGATCATTATGTTGCTGATTGGCATACTGCTTACCATGCTAAACTTAAAATAAGCCCTGCCCGCGCAAGCGCGCTAAAAGACAAGGTAATTTATGCGGAAGCTATCAATTGAAGATACGCTACTAGCGTATGCTAATCCATACCAACGCCATGTTTTAGAGGCTATAAACCTACATGGCAGCGCACGGGCTGCATCTGTAGCCCTTGGCTTAAATGCCGGGCAAGCATCCGACATATATTTACGGGTAAAGCGTAAAGCCGCTCAAGCTGGATACGCGCCTGAGCATGACTTCACGCGCCCTGTCCCTGATGGGTTTATCGCCAAAGGTGTTTCGACCTACTACAACAAAGACGGCAAGCCAACTGCCCAATGGGTAAAGGCATCTCTTGACGCAGAGCGCCAGCAAGAGTTGTTCCGTGAAGCTGTCAGCGCAATGGCGAACGAACTGCCTCGCCTGACGCCTATCGTCGCCCCTGAGCAATTCAAC